CGAAACCTGCCACTATACGCCATTTTCTTCTTTGCTAATCCATATAAATAATTGAAAGATGTCCACTGTTATTTATTAAAACTTTCGGAAAAATAAATTTCACTAAAAAGAGATTCTTATGGCCAACGAAGTAACTAAAGCTAATATCCCAGAACTAGTAAGAAACATACGCCAGTCTGAAAGGGCTATTACGACATACGCGTTTCCCGCGAAGCCCTTTCCTCACGGATTACAAATGATTTTTCATAAGTATGATTACAGTAATTACGCAGCTAGTTTTCAAATTGACGGCGCTAAAATTAACAGTAATCCAAATTTAGGTCTAGTTCCTGAAAAAAATTCAGTCGAAGAATCTTCTACCAACTCTCTCGAACTTCCATTTCCAAGAACATTAAGAGATGCCACACAAACGCAAGTGACTGCTTTTGAAAGAGATTTTCTCTATGAGAGACTCGCTTCTGGAATAGCTGGTGTAGTAGGAGGTTCTTTTGGAGAGACTGCTCAGAATATCGGAGAACTCGCTACTAGCGCACTGTCTGCTGCTAGAGAAGCCGGCAAAGGAGTGATAAAAGACGGTTTTGGAGCTACTCTAGAAGCCGGTATTCGTAAAGCTTTTGGTAGAGTAAGTTCTGACACGGCAAAGCAAGCAGGAGCGTATTTAGCAAGGAAATTCTTAAGCGGAGATCTCGCAAAAACTTTTGGTGCTGTCGCTGGTACAGCCGTAAATCCTCAACAAACGCTAGCCTTTGAAGGAGTTAATCTCAGAGAGTTTACGTTTGAGTGGGACTTGTACCCGGCGAATAAGGAAGACACAGAACAAATTACAAAAATAGTTAGATTCTTGAAAAGCCAGATGTTACCTGCAACTCAAAGTGTTGCAGGTATCAAAGGCCTTGAACGCGCCTTCTTAGAATATCCTGCCGTGGTTGAGCTTAGCTTACTAGGAGTACAAGAAAAGCATTTCGTAAGATTTAAACGCGCCATGATTGACAACGTAACTGTTGACTACACTGGAGGAGGAAGTTTAGTAAGCATCATCAAGGGTGGTGTTCCTGCTTCTGTAACTCTTTCAGTAAGCTTTAAAGAACTTACTATTCAAACTGCTAATGATTATGCAGAACAAGATCCAACTGGTTCATCTTCTGTTAAAGCTGTATCAACAGGACAAGATCAATCCGCTGCAGTATCAGGTGCAGTATCAGGATAGAGTGGATAAAAGGAGCACACTGTGAAATACTTTGAAAACTTTCCAATCATAGAATATCAAGGACGTCGTGTTCGTGACATTACGCGCAGATCTGCGTTTATTCAAACGATCGCTAATAATCCGTATGTTTATTATCCATATACTGTTAAAGAAGGTGAGCGGGCAGAAGACATTGCAAAATGGTACTACGGTTCTGTAGATTACATTTGGTTAGTTTATTTGGCGAACAACATAATTGATCCTTATTATGAATGGCCTATGGATCCTAAAACTTTCAACGCTTATCTTGTCGATAAGTATCAAGATATTTCTGGAGAAGTTGGCGAAGACGTAATAGACTGGATTCAAGATCCTGACAACGATGATAACATCCTGTATTACGTAAAGAGAGTATAATAAATGGCAGTAGATGAAATTATTTTAGCACCGGAATCTTTTAGAACAATCTATCTTCGTAGAGAAGACCGTGTTATTCTAAGAACAGAGAATGGTCGAAAGATCATTGTTAAGCGTATCATTCCAGAAGAATGGGAGCCTTATAGAATTTATGATTATGAAAACACACTAAATGAGAACAAGAAAGAGATTTACTTGTTTGATAGTAGCTACCTTAATCAAATCATTCGTGAGTTTCGAAGCTCAATAAGTACTGAATAAAACCTATGGCAGATTATAGTCCAGCAAGATGTGAAATAATCAAAGCTACCATTACTCCTTATGGTGGAGAAAGTGTTGCTTCTAGAGATATTTCTGCAACTATTTTTGCGTTTGACATTGATTATGGAATCGCTAAAGTTGCCATGTCGGGAACAATCGGTGTTCTCGACAATGAAGGCATGCTCGAAGGATTTCCTTTGAGAGGAGAAGAAACGCTTGATCTTGAAATTAAGTGTTACGACCTTCAGACAGTTCGTAAAATCAAAGCTCAAATTTTTAGAATTACAGACGTCGAAGCGAATAGTATGACTAAGGGTACGACGTATACTTTACATTGGATTTCAAAAGTAAGTTGGAATGCCAATAAAAGAAAAATCATCAAAGCTTATAATAACTCAACAATATCCACTATGGTAAAAGAGATCTTTAATAACTACATAGCTAAACTTTTACCATATACGACTGCTAAAACTGATGGTATAAAGTTACCAGAAAACAGCAGCGCTTTCAATATCAACGGTGAGCCTGAAAGAAAATTTTACTTACAAAAGACTGACGCAAAAACCTCTGTGGTTATACCTAGATACGCTCCTACAGAAGCTATAGGTTTTTGTTTAGAAAGAGCTTTCTCGAATACCCAGTCTAAGTCTTCTTCATTTAGATTTTTTGAAACCTGGGAAGGATTCTATTGTGTTAGTGATGAGTGGTTGTTTGAAAAGGCAGCAGATAATGGAATATCTCAAAAAAACATTATGAACTATTCTGCTTATGTAGACTTAGATCCAGTTAATATTACAGAACAAACAAGATCATTAGAATCATTTTCTAATTCTGCTCGAATAGATACGGCAAGAGACCTCGGCGGAGGTGGATACAAGAACACTTTCGTGGAAATTGATCTATTGAGTCATACAGTAGAAAGATATACTTACTCTTATCTAGAAGGAAATAATAAGTTCAAAGACTCAAGAGGAAAGCCGGCTAGCTGGAAAACAGATATTCATACTGAAGAATTTGCTAAAGAATATTTTACTCAAGATAATGCTAGACAGTTTTTAGTAATGAGAGATTACAGAGACGTTTATGACGCTAAAGCTTTTGGAGGAGAAAAGAATTTTAGAGAGTTGGTTTCTCGAAGAGTAATGTATAACCAACACATGTCAGCTACACAGGTAGTTGCTACAACATCTGGAAGACTAGACTTGAGTCCAGGTGATGTAATTAGAGTTAATATTAGAGAGCTTAATCATAGCACCAATCAGATCGAAGATAATAGACAACTAAGTGGAAAGTATCTCATCGTTCACGTTTCAAATGTGTGTAATAACGATCTTCTTCATACGAACTTAACTCTGTTCAAGTATGATTGGAGTGATGCTGGTATTGATGATAGGAAGGAAAATTAATGAGAAGCGGACTAGGTATCGTAAATCCGATGTTCTTCATCGGAGTCGTAGAAGATAATAACGATCCTTCATTTCAAGGTCGAGTGCGAGTACGCGCGTTCGGCCCGCACGGATCGAACCAACAAATTAAACCTTGGGAACTTCCTTGGGCTATTTGTGTTAGTGGCGGATATACGGCTGACGATCCTCTTCCTCCTCTTAATTCTTTCGTTTTCGGTGTATTCTTAGATGGTGATGAAGCTCAACATCCTCTTGTTCTGGGAATGATTCCTACACAATATCTCGAAGAACACTATCCTGGTGAAGCGGGTTGGGGTGTTACTCCTCTAAAGAATGCAGATCTGTTAGCAAAAGGATTTAGACCTGAAGATATCGGTGAACACCAAAGATCTAAAGTAGGTAGAGGCGAATTGACCCACGAAACATATCATGAAGCGATAGGATCGAGCGCCGTACAAAATCAAAAGATAGCGAACTCTGATAAGACTTGGTCACAACCCGCTTCGGCTTACGCTGCAAAATATCCGTTCAATAGAGTTATTGAAACTGCAACTCACACTATCGAATTAGATGATACACCCAGCAACGAGCGTATCATGATTCATCATAAGTCTGGTGCATATATTCAAATAGACGCTAAAGGATCAGTTACAGAACGCGCTCAAGGTGATCGATATGAAGTGAATATCGGAACCAAGCACGAATCTTCAGGACACCAGGTAGTTACAATTAACGGTAACGCTCATGTTTATGTAAAAGGAAACAAGACCGAAGAGATTATGGGTGACTATAAGCTCTTAGTTCATGGTAACCACGAAGTAAACGTCGGTCAGAATATGTTTGCAATAGCTGGAACAAGTTTACAGCAGCGAGCAGCGAACGTTAAGATTGAAGCGAACTCAGATACACTAACACTTTTCGGTAAGAGTGAAATCCAATTTGAAGCTGAGAAACAATTGAACTTTGTTTCTGCGAACATCAAGAACACCGCGCTAATGAACTACGATGTTTACTGTAATAAGAGCATCAAGTTTACAACGCTCTGGGATGTTCACATGCAGGCAAGTAATATCATCATGACTGCTACTGCACGTATTCCACCTAATCCACTTAATGGTTCTATAGGTACTCCAGGATTTAGCCTTACAGTAGGTCCTCTTGGTGGTGTCAATATGGCTGCTACGAACGGAAGCTTCACTGGTCTTTGGAATGCAGCAATCATCAACGGAGCCGTTGTTACTGGAACAATCGTTAATGCTACAGCACTTCAAGCAACTAACATAAATGCAGCTGTAGCTACTTTCGGAATATCCAACAACGTAGTTCTTAGAGCAGCCGCATACACCGGTCCTATCGGAAGCACAGCTGCAACAGTACCTCCTCCTGTTATCGCGCTTCCAACAATACCAGTATTATTGCCTCCAGCACAGAGTCTCTTAGTGCCACCTCCTGTTGCTTCGTTCTCTGGTTGGGCATATCCTTCACCTAACGGTAACGTCATAGACTTCTTCACTGGTGTGCTATCGAGTCCTTTCGCTGCTCTTGGTATTCCTAATCCTCTTGGAACAGGT